TTTTCATTGTTGATTCATCCGAGTAAATATCAAGTGCAGATGATATAATTGAATCCGAATCCATTGTTTCATAATCTTTAAATAACACAAGTCGTGCAGCCATTACTTGATGTACTGATGAATATCCAGTACCTACTAAATCCAAACCACTATGTAGTTTAGAATATCTATCTACGAGATGACTTCGCACTCCATGTTGTAACATATCGGTGTCTGCGATTTTTAATTTCTTACCACCAACATTTCTTACGATTACATTTGTACTGAATAATCGTTGTAGTCTACCGAATAATGTTTTATCTGCCATTTTTTACCTCACTTACAAGAGCCATTCTAAAGACTCTTTCTTTTGATTAACATCCCATGACCAGGAATCATTTTCATTGTCTTGTGGTGTATAAAGACCATCAAGTTCTATATGACTAAGAGTTTTCTTAGTAATTTCTATACCTTCTTGTCTTAACCGTAGAGCAGTATCTCGTACCCACAAACCGATAGCAAATGACATAACTAAATCATCATTGTATCCTGACATTGCTTCTGCTCTGTTATTATTATAGATAAAAGTAAATAATTCATCTATAAGTCTATTTGAATGAACCACTACTGATTCATCTCTAAAATATTCCTCTAATTTTGCAATAATTAAAGGTCTTGACCTTGCGGTGGTACTAAATCCTGCCACCATATTTTTTTCTGCTGATCTATATCGATTACTTAACTGATGTTGGACATCGATATATTGTAAATCTTTACTTGTATAAAATAGATTAGGATAATCCCTATCTATTACTTGTTGGATGGTTGCCCAACCAATATTATTGTTTTCTATAATTAGTAAGGCATCGTTATATTCCGTTGAAATACTCACTAACATATTACCAAAATCTTTAGTATTTATCCTACCTTTATATTCTGCAACTTGCTCAACCTTCTCTATATCAATAACATGGAAGGCACTATAATCTGCACTGTCACCACGACCAACATCTGCACATACTACATAACTCTTTGTATAATTGGGTGGCTCCCATACCCATAAATTACTGTCAACTCCACGTCTTTCTAATGGATCTTTAACCGACTTTTCCTTACATTGTTCTAAAATAACACCATCAATAACTGAAGTACCAGAAGTTATGAAATCACAATCACATTCTTGAGCTGCACTTTGTACACCTAATAATGAATCTTGTTCATCTCTCCACTCTTGATTTCTATCAGGATGTACCGTCCAATGAAGTTTGATAAAGTTGAACATACCTCTACCTTCTTCTGCCTCAACCCAAGTTCTGTGAAACCAATTTCCAACACCATTTGGTGTAGATAAAGCTATACATTGACCACCAGTAGTTAAAGTTTGTTGAGCTGCAGTCCATATATCATCAATCTTATCAATGAATGCTGCCTCGTCTAATATCAATAATGATAGAGCTTCAGAACGAGCTGCTTCTGGACCAGATGACACTGCCTTTACTTGTGAACCATTTTTATACCGTAAATTTAATTTATTATCCTCAACACATTGTTGTTTCAACCAACTCGGTAAGTTTGCGTGCATCACACGAATCTTAGTTACCAAATTCTTTGCAACGTCTTGTTTTGTGGCAATTACCAATACATTTTTATCTGTATGAAATGTCATCATCCATAAAGAGTATCCAGCAGTAATTGTGGATATACCAAGTTGTCTTGCTTTCAATATAATGTTAAATCTATGTTGTTCAAATTCATTAACAGAAGATTCTTGAAAGTCATACAAATCAAATGGTATTTTACCTTTAATTGGATGTTGAATCAAACAGAATTTTCTCATAAAATATGCAGGATCTTTAGCACATTTCACATATTCTTGTTTGATTACATCTTTTAATGGTGTATTATTAGTAGACATTATTGTACTATCTGACCGGCAAGATTTACAGAAGTTACAGTCATAATCACTCCATAAGTGAAATACAACCATTTATTCTCATACCAACTGGGTTTCACAAGTTTTACCTTTTTTTCTAATATTTCTGAACGTTCTTTCAATACTTGAATCGAAAGGTCTTTATTCGCAATTATTAGTGAATCTGTTTGGGCATTTTGTTCCAATAACTTCATAATAGATTCAAGGTCTTTAATAGTTTTAGTATTCAAACTATCTTTAACTTGTAAATCAGTTATTTGTTTGGTAAATCCCAAAATTTCAGATTCCGTAAAAGTAAATGTTTTTTCTTGTGAAAAAATCACTCCTACAAATAGTAATATTTTAATTAAATTCTTCATATATACATATATATCAGTTTACTTGGAAAACTTCTTCAAAAAGTTTACTGCTTCGTCTACATCATCAATTTCAACAGCCTTTTGAGCCTTTTTGATGTCTTTTTTGGTAGATTCTACTTCTTTTTTCAGTCTTTCCACTTGTTTTTTGTTTATTTTCTTCTTTGACTCAAGTTGCTTAACTTTTTTCTCAGTTTGCTTAACTTCTTTGTCCTTTTGTTTAATTGCGTTATCAAGTTTTTTGATTTCTTCCTTTTTCTTACCTGAAGCCTTTGCTCCAAGTCCTAAAATAGCTAAAAGTCCTCCAAAAATCCCCAATAATACTTTCCACAATTTTTTCATCTAATTTCTCCTAAAAATGAAAGACCCGCACCATGTACAAGCTCTTCAAGTGTTACTGTTTTCTTACCATTCTCATCAATTTGCTCATATTCTTGTAAATCCATCAATTTTCCTAAAATTCTATGATAAACTGACAAAACATTTTCAATTTCTTCATCGTGTCCAATCTTTCGGTGATACTCTTCCGCAACTTCACCAAGAGTTGATGTCATATCCATCAATTCAAACACTACTTCTTCAGGTAATATTAGTTTTCTACTCTGTAGTTTCATCTTCCAGCTCCATTTCAAGTTTATCAATGTGTTCTCTAGCCTCCGTGACAAGTTTATCAAAATTTTCTTGTCCCATTGACCATTCTTCCTTCTCCACTCCCTTTCTATCTACTCCAACTTCATTGAAAAACTCAGCCTTACCACCTGTTTTTTCAAAGTCATCTATACTTTGTTTTAAATCTTTTAAGTATGCTTTTTTATTCTCTAATATTTTATTTTTTTCCCATTCTTCATACTCTCCACTTACACGAAGTTTATTTTCCATCTCAACTTGACAATCGAAACAATGTCCCATTATTCTCCAAAACTTATCATCAAGTCTTTTCTTCATTACCTTTTCACAAGACGGACAAAACCACGGCATCCTTGCCTCTTTCATAATATCAGATAATCTATGTATCTTATCACCGTGTTTTTCAGGTTCTTTACCACTATCGTATCCAACCATTATCCGTTTTTCAGGTTCTCTGCCCGCTAAAAGGTCACCTAAAACTTTATTTTGTCGTTCTGCTTCTTTACTATAACTTGCCATAATTACTCCTATATTATATTATGGTGTATCAGTTGACCAAGTTGGATATGCTGTAGTATTTCCAGAAATGGCTCCAAATGTTCCGTGATTACCATTTCCTGAATGATCCGTAACAGTAGTTCCACTACCATTATTAAATTTCCAATATCCTACAAGACCACTTTCACTTTGTAAATCTGTTGGTGTTCCACTATTATATGCGTTTGAAACCCAAGTGGCATCTTTAGCTGTATTAAAAATAGATACTTCATCAAGACCACAAGCCCATCCATGCTGATATGCATTAGATACATTACGACCACCAAAATACATACCACCAGTTCCACCACCTGTGTTACTCCAATTGATGTTATCTGTATCACGAAGAACACCATTTACATATATTTTACGGTCAGTACCAGAAGATGTATCTGAGCGGTCATCATATGTTAGTACAAAATGATACCAAGTGCCGTCTGTTTTTAGATTCCAATATGCACCAGATTCTTCTAACAATGATTCTTCTACTGGTGTATCCATATTGACCCACGATGTTGTGGTTTTATTTTTACCAATAGCAAAGTATCCTTGACGCTGTCTATTGATACCAAATGTAAATCGTTCATTATTACTATGTTTTCTACCGAATGCAAACATAGTATTTCCTACTTCATCTGGTTTAACCCAATAAGAAA